GCTGATACAAGATGGTTAATGCTATTAACCTGATCTGAGGCAATTGGAGCCTGAATACTATCACTATCCTGCGCAGTACCTACATCAAAAGTAAAGAAGTCTGCTACAGCAGAACTAAACAAATGTGCGGGAAGCTCCTTAGATCCACCAAACCATAGTCTCTGACTATGAAAGATTACGGATCTGGCATATCCTCGTTCATCACTAAATACCTCTTCCTGCCAATCCTTTGTAGCTTCAGGAGTAGCAGTATCAGCTACAGTTGTTACAGTAACTTCAGCACCAGACTCGCCACCTACAGTTAGCTCACTAGCCCCATTAGTCTTGAACTTGGCATTCTTCAGATTAGCAACAGTGATTTGTGTATCGCTATCTACAGATACAATCTCACCCTCTGCCTGAGAATCTGTCTGAGTAACAACCTCGCCTACAACAAATTGGTTACATCCTCCACCAGAAGCAGTTAATGTCTGGTCTGTGAACAGGTCTTCATTTGTTGTAGCACTAACTACAACAGCAGAAGTGTATCCGGTAATTGTTGCTTGCTGTCCATGAATAGAAACTCTTGCTCCTACATGATCTGTAGTCCAGTGATTAGCTGATGTTGTTAAAGTAATAGACCCCGATGTTCCATTAGCATCAATCGTCACACCACTATCCGCAAACTTATAGAAAGGAGCATACTTCTTTCCAGTATCCCCTGTCTCAAAATCCAGATCAGCTAAAGTAAAAGTAGTGGCCCCTGTACGGGTGAGTTTTTGCATAGCAAAATCCTCATGTACAAGAATCATCACATCACTTCGCTGGGTATAACGAACCTCATAAAGATTGCTTGTAGTCCATGGCACGCCAGAAGATATTGTCTGATGCAATGTTCCATCAACCCCATAGATATACATCTTGGCGTTAGCCAGAGCAATAATATAAAGCTGAGATTCATTAAAGATAAAAGGAATCAATCTTACTGCTTCAGTTAAGTCCTGAAGATAGACTGTACCTGGTCTTTTCTTAATTCCTCCCTGAACAAGAGGAGAGAAGTTTGTTAGAGTGTCTGCCCCATTAACATACGCTTTCGTATCAGTACGAGAAGCCATTAACGGGTCAAGTTGTCCAGCCGAGAAATTGGTCTGGAAAGTTCTTACCCGTTTCATATTACATCCTGTAATCAGTAATACGTGTCAGATCAACCTTTCTAGTTGTCTGAGCAGAACTATCTACATGCCTTGCCTTTCTAAACTGAAACTCAGCTTTCTCATCGAACAATTGAGCTAGATCTGGCTGTACTGTTACACCACTTGCCAGCGCAGCAGCCAATCTATATTCAATACCGATCCTGAAATATGGAGGCCATTCAACTACATCTGGCACAAAGATTCCATCAAGAACCACTGTATCAGATGAGCCAGCATCACAGTAAATCATATCGTCATAACGATCATAAGTAATAGGAGCATCACTAACAGTAACAGCTCTTATCATCAATATATCGTTTGGAATTTGGTAGGCAGCATCCCATCGGGAAGATGGAGTTGCTGTTAAACGATTCAATGTTTTCTGTGACATAGCAAATCGCCATGGATATACAGAAAGTTCTGCCTCTACTATCTCATCATAGATAGCATTAAGAACAATGCCCTCGGTTGAATCGTCAGAGAAAGATGTAATTGGAGCAATCCCAATTAAAGCACATGCTTTTTGTGCTACTGCAACCGTACTTGTTGCACCCATAATCTCTCTCCTTAAAGAAGAGGAGAGAGGTTACATGAAGTAACCCCTCCCCACTTTTACTAAGTTCCGTTTACTACAGTTACAGTAGTTGCGCCAGTTGCGCTAGATACTGCAAGCAGATCAACAGAAGTTTGGTCGGTATCGACAGCGATAATTACTGTACCCTGCTCTACTTCCGCATACGCATTATTGAAATAGCCGGAGCCAGCAATAGCTGCGATTGCATCAGTAGTAGTGTAAAGGTACAGAGCCTTATCACCAACATTGATACGCTTAAAGTTAGATGCGCTAAATGCCATGATAGTTCTCCTTATGACTCAGTATGATCTACTTTGTAAACGCCATTGTCGTCAATCAATGCAGCACCTTGAGACATGGAAGCAACGATCAGGTTAGCCTGTTCCTTACCCTGCCAAGTAACATCAATTCCAACTTCGGCTCCAGAAGCAGCACCTACAGCAGATCTATGATATGCAAGTGAGCTACGAACGGATCCAGTTTTACTCAAACCAGAGTGAGTCATGACAAAGAATGACATGAAACGCTTAGCTGAGAATCCTGCACCCTTCCAAGGAAGTTCTGCCTCTGGAACATAATCACGAGAAGCAAACTCGGAAATGCCCATAAGATCAGTCCAGCCTTGAGGAGATACCAAGAAATAACGCTGTCCATCATCAGCAACATCGTTATTACCGAATGCCTCATAAACCGTTTCCAGTTTAGCTTTAGTTACGCCACCAGTATCAGCAGTATCATTAGCAGACCCGTCAAGAGCATCAATAATAAGCTGATCTGACTGACGACCAAGCGCAGCAGAAAGGGATGTGGCAACAGCACCACGCTCGTCATGCTGAATCTTCAGCTCATCCAGCTTATCAACATACTCACCAAGATAGTAGTCGCTCAAAGAAGCCTCTACATTAGTATGTACTAGATTAGCCAGTGGAACCTGGGCATTACGAGATTTGGTAGCAGCAGTGCCAGTACCGATTTTCTGGAAAGTAGTAGACTCACCAGTTATATTTGTCTTGCGACGTACAGTATTAAGAAGTTTGGCCCCCATGCGCTGAAAAGCAAGATGAACCTCACTCTCAAACTGTTTTACAAAGGCCGTATCAATTGTATTAGCCATTACAGTTCTCCATTAAAGTGAAACAAGTTGTCAGCGGTTGTCCTTTACATCTCTAATTCGGTTACCAGGGGGCCGAATCTTTCTTGTAATGGGGCCGTTGTGTGAAGATTAGAGTGTATTTTTTCAAATTGCAACCCTAACCATATAATTTTTGCCACATTTCTGTAACTTTAGTTCGATAACCATCATCCATTTCACCTGGCTTCCAGTATCGAGGATCATCCATCATCGCCCTAATATCATCTTCTGAGTTAGATCCGGTAGATGGTTCTCCCCCGAAGCTGGAAATAGAAGGTTCTCCTTCAATACCAATTAGCTTTTCAAGAACCTGAATTGCATCGGCATTGATAGCAAAATCTGCCATTACATTATATTCATCTTCGGAAAGATTTTTAGAAAGATAAAGATCTACCCGATCAATACGCTCTTGTGCATTATCTCCAAGAGTTTTCATCTCTGCTGCTTTATCAGGAACACCACTAACTAGCATTTCTGTATACTTGTTAATTCCTTCCTGGAACTCATCTTGTGTCATGCCTCTGGCAAAAGCAGTATCTTTCCACCATCCAAGCATAGGATCATCTTCAGCAGTTTGAATCTCCCACCCTTCAGGTAATCCCTCTTTAGGAAATTCATAGGCATATCCATCAATAGATTCAGGCACACCCTCTCTAGGCTTATTAACTTCTGCCTGTAACTCTTCTTTTAATGCAGAAGCACGTTGTCCAAACTTACTTTCAAGTTCAGTATAGGACTTAGCTAACACTTCCACATTAGGAGAAGACTCTTCAGTATTCCAAAACTTCTCAGGTAAATATTCAGGACGTTCTACAACAGCAGGTTCGCCCCCTTCTATAACTGTATCAGTTGTCGTGTCTGTCACGGCTGATTCTCCTTCGCTAGTTTGAGTCGTTGTTCAATGATACCTACGATAAAACGCTGCCCCTCCATATGAATCAGAGAGTTAGCATCTAATCCTGGCCCCATTACACGCTCGATTGAGATAGATCGGAGATATTGCAAAGCATATTCTCCGGCTTTATCAGAGAAGCAGAGAGCAAGAGATTCGTTAATCCTTCTCTCTACTTCTTCAGATCTTTGGATTCCGTCTGGTGAACTTAATTTTATAGTCTTCTTCGATAAATTTTTCTTCATGGCATAAGTTGTTGCATTACATCGGCCATACCACCAGCTTGTTCAGGTGCGGGTTGCATTGCTTGCACCTGTTGAGCTGCCCTCTGTTGTGCGATCCTCCTTGCAGCAGGATCAACAACGATTGACTGAGGAATTTCATACCACTCAGCCAATTGTTTTACTGCTTCATCAGCATTGATAAACTGTGATGCCGCCTCTGGCCCCATCGTATTAGTAATCATGCCAATAAAGTTAGTCAATTGTAGAATATCTTGATTTCTTTGCGCTCTTGCTAATGGAGATTTAGCTACAATCTTCACTTCACGCCCATCCACTTTAGGAATATCTATCCTTCCCTGCTTTTTGAGGATAGAAATTACCCTACGAAGTACAGGATTTACAAACTCAGCTTGCAAGCGACCATAAGCAGAACCAATAATCTCTGCTAGATTAGCCTGTCTTGCAGCCACTTCTGTTGCAGACATTGGAGTTGTATCAGTCTTTCCAAGATCTTGATTATAAAGGGCTTTCCTAATATTATCCTGCATAGCAGAAATAATAAGTTGAGATACATCAAATTTTGCAGGGGATTGTACGCCCTGTAATCCACGAGAATTAGGAGACACGGGAATAATTGTGCCAGGAACAAGATCAATCGTATCTGGATTGATTACCCCATCATCATCCATCTGCCAGATTCCACCAATTGCCATTTGAGCATTCTCAAGCACTAATTGAGTAGTAAGGTTAGCAACCTTGATAGCAGGAAGAGCGTTCATTAAGGGGCCACGACCATAGATCTCACCAGCAGCCTTTGCCCAACGGAAATTCACCCAAGGTCTAGCCCCTTCACCTTTGAATTCACCAGAAACAATTTTAGTCTGGCTTTCAAGATCAATAACACAGTAATAATAAACCTCCTCCTTCTTGTTGCTCCAATCCCTATAAGTAGCATCTATGAGGCTTACCTTGCTATCAGGGTTTCTAATGATGCGATCTTTTAGATCCTGAGATAGTTTAGCTTTAGGCCAGATAGTTTGAATATCTTTACCTTTTACATTGCGTTCACGGAATACGCCATCAATATCATCGAATGGCCCCGAATCCAGAATGACCTGTGACAAAGGAACAGAGAGGAAATTAACAGGATTCTTCTCATCCCCCTCTTCAATCAACATATTTGCAGTACCTACTGCAATATCAAGGAATGATTCATTAGCTTCTTGAGAGAAGTTGGAATGCTGAA